TAAAATATTATAATATAATATAAAAAATCGTTAATCGAGTAATAAATATTATATTATAATAAATATTTCTTAAAATATACTTAAAGCCACCACACATATTATAGTATCAGTCATTACAATGAGTTCTGCGAGTTCTTCTGTTACATCAGCCCCTGTTCGTCTTACTGGGCGCGTGAAGTGGTTTAATAACAAGACAGGTTTTGGGTTTATTTCGGTTGTTGGAGGCAACGACCAGTTCAAAGATGCTAGCGAGGTCTTTGTTCACCACTCGGCGGTCATGGTAAGTCAGGAGCAGTACCGTTATTTGGTAGAAGGTGAGTATGTGGAGTTTTCGGTTGTGACTATGGATTCGGGTGAGCACTCGTTTCAAGCCGGAGATGTCCGTGGTGTCAAAGGTGGGAAGTTGTTTTGCGAGACTAGGCATGAGCAACGTGGTGCGTCACAGGATCGTGCTGGAGGCGGAAGCGGAAGCGGAGTCGAAGGTAGACGTCCTTCTAGTACTCACGGGCGCGGCGGTAGTTCAGGTGGTTATTCTCGTGGAGGTCGCGGTGGTTATGATCACCGAGGTAGCAGTCGTGGAGGAGGAGAGTGGATGTTAGTTCGACGTTCACAACAAGACACTCGCGAGGGTTACTATCGTCCTCGCGGTGAGCGTCCCGAACGTTCCGAGCGTCACACCGAGAGACGCGAGCAGTCAACGCAAGATGCACCCGCTCAGTCTACTCCCAAAGCATCTCATCCGACAACCAGTAGCGAACCCAGCGCAGTCCCTTCAACTCCGCGTCCTCCGAAGAAGCCTCGTCAGACCAAACCTACAGCATAAGAGTGTGTTTTTTAAATAAAAAATCAAATCAAATCAAATTAAATTAAATCAAATCAAATCAAATTAATTTGTTACCTGCATAACAAATTAATTACAGTACCACGTTGTTGATATATTATTATATTTTTCTCGTCATCATCACTCGTCTAAGTTTTTGTTTTCTTGACAAATATTTACTTCGTTTTTTTAATGAGTATTTTTGCCCAGGGAATTTTAAAAGTCTAGCAGATTTTTTACACGTAAATTTACTATGGCGAAGACCTTTTCGTCTAAAAATAGAATCGGTACACACCCCTATTGCTTTTGACTCTTCCGCGTCACTTTCATTCATAGTTTCATTGTCCGAACTTTTAACTGTTTTAATACATTTGCATAATTTTTCGGCTAATATTTTTTCTGCTTTAGATTTTATTGTTTTAGAACTATCTGTCGGTAAAACTGGTATATCATAATAATTTAATATTTTTATGTAGTCATTTTTTTTTAAAAGACCCATTATTATACTGTTATACTTAAGTTATATTAAATTTAGATAAAAATATTCAAAATACTATATTTCAAATGATATATTTCAAATATAAAAATATATACTCATATTTTATATTGTTAAATGCCTAAACTATTAAATACAAATACTATTACAAATACAAAAACAAGTAAAAAAAATAAAAAAGTAGTAGTTTTTGATTTAGATGAAACGATGGGATCTTTCTCGGAATTAGGCTCATTTTGTACATTACTTGATGACTATTTTAACAATTCAAACAAAGCATATAGTATATTCAATGATTTATTAGACTTATATCCTGAATTTTTACGCCCATATATTATAAATGTTCTGAAATTCCTACTTCAGAAAAAAAAAGATAACTTATGCAAATCGGTAATGATATATACAAATAACCAAGGAGAAAGAGCATGGGTTGAACATATAGCGCGATATTTTGAAACGAAACTAAAATCCAAAATATTCGAACAAATTATATCCGCGTTTAAAATAAATGGTAAAATATTTGAAATTAATCGTACTACACATGATAAAACTGTTGACGATTTCTTTCGATGCACAAAACTACCACGCGATATAGAAATATGTTTTGTAGACGATTTATTTCATCCCAAAATGGAAGATGATAGCGTATATTATATACACGTAAGAGGATATAAACACTATATCCCATCTGCAGAACTCGTTGATCGTTTTATAAATTCCCCCTTGTCTAAAGATATAAAAAATAAAGATGATTTCCGTAAGTTTATGATATCTAATTTAAAATATAACATTACCGAAAAAAGTAAAGAAGAACAGGAAATGGATGTGATTGTTAGTAAAAAAATGCTAGAACATATGAAAGAATTTTTTGATAAAGATGCAAACGATATAGATGACGATCACCATAAATACATCACCAATAAACAAAATTTAAAATTACATATTAAACCAAAATCATTCAAAAAAAATAAATTGCTAAAAAACCCTAAAAATAAAACAGTAAAAAACCGATATTAGTTTTAAGGGGTTAAAACAGGTTCTTAGTTTGATGCTATAGCATCTGCAGATGCGCTAGCAGTCAACAGCGCAACTTTCGCTTCAACAAGACGAAGATGTTTTCTTGTCTTTTTGTGACAATTCATGTTAAATAACTGAACTTCACATCCACACTCACACATAACTTTCGTTCTGGCTTTCTCAAGAATTTTCTCACGCTGTTTGGTGTAATAGTCCTTATTGTAGTCTTTAATTTTGTCACCCCGCTCTTTGTTATATTTTTTCTGATATTCAAGTTTCTGTTCGCGATGTCTATAGTAATATTCATTCAACTTATCCCTCTCAATAGTTTCATCGCATTGAGCCTTCGCCAATTCTTCGATTTTGATAATTTTTTTCAAACCGATTTTTGGTTTTGTATTCATAACCGCGGTAGGAGCGGCAATGGGATCAGGATCAGGAGCAGGAGCCGGAAAATCTGTACCGATGGTTTCATTCGTATATATTTGATTATTTATTAATAATCTATTCTTTTCCCAGTCATCGTGACGATAGATATTATTGTTATTTTTGTCAGTTTCTATCTCGCTGCGAGGTGACACAATGTCGTTATTACCATTTCCCTTCTTCAATTTGAAAACAAGGCGTTTTTTCGCAACATTCCCCGTTACATCTGCATTGTTGGCAACCGAAGGTACATCGCTCATGTTCTGCGTCTGCATCTTGGAGTCGGTGGGTATTTTAATTTTTCTTGGTGTGATACATCTATATGTAACATCATTTTTCGTTTCAATTTTCAATCCAACAAAAATATAAATTATATATATAATATATACAAAACACTTTACCATAAATTATGCTACTAACTACTGTTAATAACTACAATGAAAACGAGTACACACCTATCGGGATAGTTAGAGGAACAATAGTACATTCGGTTTCCCTTTTTAGAGATCTTTTAGGAAATATAACTGGTATACTTGGAGGAAAAAATACTGCTATAAACAAAAAAGTAGATGATGTTTATGAAGAAGCAATAAAAGAACTTGAAAAATATACAAAAGAAAAATATTCCAATGCGGATGCAGTTGCAGGTATAGAAATATCACTTACAGAAATGCGTGAATTTTTTATATGCGTTGCAACAGGAACAGCACTTCGCAGACGATCTCCCGCAACAAACAAACCTTTAAATGGAGGGAATAAACACAACAGTAAACATTCCAGATTGAAAAAACATAGATATAATCGTACTGTTAAAAAAAGATAAAGAACATATCTGCATAACCCATCACCTACATCAAAACCTACAACTTCGTATACGAGCGTCCTATATATTTGTCAAGCCGTCCTAGAAATATTGCACCAGATTTTTCATGTCGCTCTTGAATATCCGCGTTCAAAGTCACGTCAGTAACAAGAACTTTTTTATCTCCTTGATACCAATATGTATACGCAGGAGGATTCATTGTACGCCCCTTGAATTTATGCACCACCATTTTTTCATTCTGTTTTTTGATGCGGTCGGTTTGTATTTCCTCCGAATACCATCCATAATAATAACAGTCGTCTGTGTGATCTTTACCAAGATCAGAAACTGTCGTAATTGACACCACCCGTCTTGACGCCTCTTCTTGAAGCGCAGATAATACATTCACGTGATGCTTTAACTCACTTTCCAACATTTGATATGATCGCCTTTTTAATGCTGTATATGTTATTATGCTATTTAATAATTTCAATTTTTAATTTATGATAATTACACAAATTAAAAATACTAATATATGTTATTTTACTGTTACTTTTTTGTTACTGTTTTTGTTGTTCAGTCTTTTGAGTTGGTGTACCAAATATATTAATACC